ATATAAAAGGAGTTATAGATTGGAGAAGGCTTGCTCGTACGATCAGAGCAGGCGTACGATTTCTAGATAACATTCTAACAATTAATCATTTCCCTCTCCCAGAATGTGAAGAAGCGGGGAATAGAAGTCGGAGAGTTGGATTAGGGGTAACAGGTCTACACTATTTTCTTATAAAAGCTGGATTCAGATATGGGTCTGAAAACTGTTTAGAGTTCTTAGAAAGGCTTTTTTCTACCATACGAAACGAAGCTTATAAAGCTTCTATGTATTTGGCAAGAGACAAAGGATCATTTGATGCTTATGACTGGGGGAGACTCAGGAATGAAAAGTTTTTTAAGACTCTCCCCTCTAGGATTAGAGCAGACATCAAGAAAAATGGATTAAGAAATGCTATTTTGCTAACTGTAGCACCTACTGGGACTATAAGTATGGTAATGGGTGTTTCTACAGGAATAGAACCTATTTTTTCCCCAGTATACAAAAGAAGATGGAGAACAGGGACAGAAGGGGTTTTGAATGAGGCTGTTGTAGTAGATCCTCTTTTTAAGGAACTCCATTTAAGAGGTAGAGATGTTAGTCATTGTGTAGGCGCATATGACGTACCCCCAGAAGATCACATAAAAGTACAAGCAGTAATTCAAACTTTTATAGATTCTGCCGTTTCAAAAACATGTAATCTACCAACGGATTATTCTTCTGAGAATTTGTATGATGAACTTTTAAACTACGCTAGTGACATAAAAGGATGTACTTTTTACAAAGCGGGGTCCAGAGGGAATGAGCCCTTGGAGGCAATTGACGTTTCAACCATAGACCTAGATAAGTTGATTGTCAGTGGGGAAGTAGAATTCTTAGCGCAATCAGTTGAAACTTGTAAATCTGGAGTTTGTGAAGTATAATGCCATTTTACGTTTATAAATGCTCATCTTGTGAAAAAATAACTGAAAGGTTAGACAGTGTTTCTAAAATGAAAAAAAGGGTAAAATGTGAGTGTGGCAAAATGGCTAAGAGACACCTTGATGGACAGTCCATAGATGTTACATGGAGTACTTCCGGGAAAACCCCAATTTTTTATCCTGACCATAATGCTGTTGGCAGGGCCCGCAAACACAAGGCAATATCATGGAATGACAATGAAATAAGAAATGTCTCAGAAATAATAAAAGGAAAGTCTGGGGTGTCTCCTTATTCGAAAATGGAGATCAACCCCAAGGTTTTAGAAGATGAGGGTATAGCCAAAAAAGTATCCCCTAAGGAAGCCGAAGAAAAGAGAAAAATAGCTGAGAAAGTTTCTCGTGATGCAGTTTCAAAACTGTCTGGTGTTGAAAAGGAGCATGCGGTAAGAGGATCTGGCAATTCTGGTCAAAAGTAAGCATGATAAGTGTAAGGATTCATAATTTTTCTTCTAATCCAGATCCTACGTATGCTCACGAAGACGACGCTGGATTTGATTTGTACTCAAATGAAGACGTTTTTGTAGGAGGATCCTCTTCTGTGTTGGTTGACGTAGGTATTAGGATTGATATCCCTAAAAGGTATGAAGGACAAATAAGATTGAGGAGTTCTTACGCTAAAAAAGGAATTATTATCCCTAACTCACCAGGAACAATTGATTCTGGGTATAAAGGACCTGTCATGGTAGCCATAAGAAACCTCAATACATACCAACCGTTCCACTTAAAAAAAGGAGAGAGGTTCGCTCAGATCGTCATAAATGAGTTGCCGTCTGTAAACCTAGTCACAGTAAGCAAGGATGAATTTTTTAAAGAAAAATCTTCTAGAAGTAACAGAGGATTTGGATCTACTGGTAATTTTTAATGTTTTTATGCCTTTAATAGCATAGATGGAAACATACGAACTGGCTAGTAGCATCCAACGTGGGATTATTTACCTGATTAAATCGGATGCAAATTTTCTCACTCAGGCCATGCCTATGATTAAGTCTGAGTATTTTGAGTACCCATCTCACTCTAGGTTTTATTCAATTGTTGTTGGTCACTATCAGAAGTACAAAAAGCTTCCCGTTGATGATTTTATCCTGGAAGAGGTTAAATCTTTAATACCTTCCAGCGAGTCATTCTCAGATCATAGGGATGAGCTTAAGGCTATAAATCAAGTAGACGAAAAATCATTGGACAATGAGGAATATCTTTTAGATCTTGTAGAATCGTTCGCAAAAGAGCAATCTATAAAAGATGCCATTATGACATCTATTAATCTTATTAAGAAAAAGGAGTATGGGGAGATTGAGGAGTTGGTTCGCGGAGCCCTATCCGTAACCAGGAATGTTGATTTAGGAATTGATTATTTTTCCAACATGGAAGAGAGATGGGGGAAAACAGAAGAGGAGTTAAAGTATACTTACAAAACATTGTTTGAGTCTATGAATGAGTCTCTGGAAGGGGGTTTAGGGGCTAAGGAGCTTGCTATGGTTGTAGCTCCTCCTGGTGTAGGAAAATCCTTATACCTAGCCAATCAAGCCGCTAGGCTAAGTATTGATGGGCATAATGTACTGTACGTGACTCTTGAAATGTCAGAAGATAAGGTAGCACAGAGGCTAGATAGTATTTTTACCAATATTAAGCAGTCTGAGTTAAAACATAGAAGAAGTGAGATTAGGTATAGATTTGAAAAGATTGAGAAGAAAGTTGAAAATCTTGGTAGGATTAGAATAAAAGAGTTTCCCACTAAAAGGGCAACAATAAACACCCTAAGATCTTACTTAGTACAGTTAAGAAATTATAAAAATTTTGTCCCTGATGTAATTATACTAGACTATCTTGAGCTACTATCAACTGATTCCACTATGAAAGAATATCAAGCCCAAGAAAGGCTTGCACAAGAGCTTAGAGGTCTTGCTATTGAATATAAATGTTTGGTATGGACAGCAACCCAAACAAACAGAGAAGGTAAAAAGGTTAATCTTATTACAGATACAGAGTTAGCTGATTCGTACGGAAAAACCAGAGTATGTGATTTGGTTTTCTCCGTAAACCAGAACGAGTTAGAGTTTGATAGAGGAGAAGCTAGAATTTTTGTTATAAAATCTAGAAACGGTAGGGCTAGGTATGTAATACCAGCAAAGGTTGATTATTCCAAGCTTATCATAACCCAGAAAACAAATGGTTAATAAAAAGAAGCCTTCTCACCCTATGGAGTTAAATCTTGGGTATAAAACTTTTAAGATTGTACAAGTATCTTTAGAGAAAGATAGTTTGTATGGATGTGTTGAATTTTCCAAGAACAGGATAACAGTAGACCCTAATCAATGCACTAGTGATTATAAAGGAACTCTACTACATGAAATATTACATGTTGGATTTGATTTGTTCGGCTTGGGGGACGACGACGAAATGCCTTCCGTGGGAAATGAGTATTTGACCCACGTAACGTCTAATATGCTGCAAATACTTCAAGGACTTAATCCTGAATTATTTGAATACTTGTTCAGTAAAGAATAAATGAATAATATAAAAGAAATTTACGATAAAATAGAAGATAAGTATCTTCAAATAGCCAAAGAGTATTTGGAACTGTCCGATTCTACAATGGATAAAGCTTTAGAAAAACATACGTCTGTATATGCGTTTTTTTGTGCAATACTGTCCTACGCAAAGAGAATTCTTGACGAGGTGGAAGTTGAGTATGAGTATACGGAAGCTAGGGTAAAAGAAGACAGAAGAGAAGACCAACTATTAAAAGGAAAAAAGGTTACGGAAGGTTCTCTTCATTCATATGCTAAAATGAGCCCTAAAATAAAAGAGCTTCAACTAGAAATTCTAGAAGCTCAACATAAGTATAATCTAGCTAAGAATATTGTAGCATCTTTAGACCACCAAAAAGATATGTTAGTACAGATGTCTGCCAACAAACGCGCTGAAATAAATTTAATTTCAAGGTGATCAGTGGGGGTGGGATAAGGCTATATAAAATGAAGAGACAAGCAAACTCTTCTACCTTAGTTTTATGCCTGCATTAGTTTATCCTGATAATTCATCGAATCCTGGTTGGTCACTTTCCGGCGGCGGCGGCGGATGGGGCGGCTCAGGAATCAACCCCCCTAGCGGTAACGTAAGTGCCGGATCCTTCGACGCAAGTGATGCAAGTGGTCCGTGGCTAATTGAGACCCAGACAATGGATTATGTGTACTCCAGAGTACCTTTCTTCAATTCAAGAGCCCAGTTCCCGGCTTCTGGATTGGGACTGTCATCTTTTGATCAAGGCCAGCTCGCGTTTGAGGTAGACGTCTCACCTGCGGCGACAACTCTGTTCGTGAACGCTAGAGCTACAGTTCAGTCTGTTAGCAGTACGGATATGTTTTACACGTCTGGATACCAACAACCTCAAAAATTCAAGGTGTTTGCCTTTAGCGCTGATATTAACGGAGCAACGTATGGAGATGTTCGAACAGGTACTTTTGGTCCTAGAGGAGAACTTAAAACTGTCCAAAAGTATTACAGAAGAAGGCGACTAGACCACTCTCAAGACAAAGTTTTCGTACAAACTCTTTCTCAAGGATGGAACTTTCCCGTAAGCGGAGCTGGGGATGAGGCTAGGGTTATGGGAGACTACCGACTTTCCATAGGGTACCCTGTGATGATGTGGGACAAAAGCTCCTTTGACAGCCCAATGCTTATGGGATACCAGACAAACTTAGCATACAAAGCGGGAAGCTATAACACACAGATGGATTTTACTCAAGATCTTATAGATGTTACCGATGATGTTGGTACTGCTGTTATGGGTCTTCCTATTGGGATAGGAGGATTGTTTGATGCTTCTATACCTGGAGGTCGTACTGTAGCTCTTACCGCGTACAGTATTTTAAG